TAGTACCGCAGTTATTCTGCTGTAATCAACCGACTTAGTACCCATTTCATCATCAGCGGTCAAGACTATTTCTGGTAAAATCTTTTCTACTTCTTGAGCTATGACACCTATTTCTTCTCTATCGTCTCTGGTATAAGTCACACCTCTAAGTTGTTCAACTTTGTCTAAACCATCTTCAAGCGTTTCGATATTATCTTTTAGCCTTTCGTCTGAGAAAGCAGTGACGTTGTTATTGAAGGTTGCAGCTCCAGCCTCAGACATATCAAGGGTAAGTGCAGTAATTGTTGAACCTCCATCATCACCCATAAACTTAATATCTTTGTCTTGAGTATTATTTACAAATTGAATATCATCACTACTATTTTGTAATTGAAACTTTGTTGTGCCACCATCTTTGAAGGTAAAATCCCCACCATCAGCATCTAAAACAATGTCTCCTGCTGAATCTAATGTTAGGTTTCCATTATTTGTAAATATAGTTCCGTTAGTTCCATCTGAAGTAAGTATTAAGTCTCCTCCTGCTCCCATACGCAAGAGTCCGTTGTCTACCATTTCTATATCGTGGCTAAATTGTGCTGTTCCACCTGCTGACATATCAAGAGTTAATGCAGTTATTGTTGAACCACCATCATTACCTTTAAACAATAAGTCAGCATCAGATACCATGCTTCTTATATTAAATGAAGCTGTAGCCATTTCAATTTGACCAATTTGTGTGCCAGCGTCAGAAAATTTAACATCAGCACCATCTGCATCAAGAATAATGTCTCCTGCTACATCTATTGTTAAATCGCCACTAGATAAATCAATTTCTGTACCGTCAATAGTTATATTATCGACTATTACACCTGCGTTGGCAGTAACTGCACCAGTCACGCCAAGAGTGCTGCTTAAGGTCGTAGCTCCTGTTACTCCTAATGTTTCGCCTATTGTAGCTAATCCACCTATAGCAACATCATCTGTTACTGTTAAATCGTCTTGAACTTTAAGATCTACTGTTGAAAGACTAGCAAACGCATCAACTACAGCAGCACCCGAACCTGCACCGTCTAAATAAACTGCTTTAGTGTCCCCAGGTGGAATAGTTACGTTAGCACCACTACCTTGAGAAATAATTATATTTTGTGATCCGCTAGTACCGTTTTCTATAAACTGCATCCTGCTAATGGTGTTAGGTCCTATAGTAATAGTACAAGCAGAATCTAACGTACCTGTATATTTAAGATACATAGCTCTACCAGGATCAGTTGATCCATCTGCTACTGTTGTAGTGTGAGTGTCGGCATTAGTAGTGATAGCTTCTGTACCAAAACTTAAGGCCTCTCCTATTAATTCTAGATTAGTATTAGTAACGGTACCCCATGATCCTGATTGATCACCAGTACCCATTTCATTTAATCGTAAGTCGTTTACAAATGTGCTTGCCATTATCTTACCTCAGATATTATAAGTTTAAATATTATCATATAAATAAATTAATTTTAATTTTTTTAAGCAGCCACATCATCCCAATTAGGACTTTGTGTGTCTGTTATTTCACTAAAACTTGAACTTTGAGTAGATGAAACTTCACTAAAGTTGGAACTTTGATCATCATCTACTAACCCCCAAACCAATAATATACCTACAGCGCTAGAACCTTCTAGACCTACAAGCAAGACATTAGCTTTGCATATATTTGTAATAGATCCTAAAGAACTGGTGGAGTTAAAACCTGAAATAGATACTACAGCATTATGATGTACCGTTATGCTACCTAAAGATGCAGTAACGCTGACACCAGACAAAGCAACATTCGCTTCACCATCTACGTCAACAGAAACAGATCCTAGTGTTGAAACAGCTCCTGTCGCATTAGCTACTGCTTGAGCATTTACCCCAACGCCTCCAATAGCAGATGTGCTTGATAAACCTGATAAACTTAAATTTGCTTTTGCTATAGTGCTTGTAGAGCCAATAGCTGAAGTAGCAGATTGACCTGATACATTAACTTGCACACCAAATTTTAAAGATATAGTGCCTAAAGCAGAAGTAGCAACTAATGAAGTAGGAATTATGTTTGCTTCTGCATCTGTGCTAACAGAGCCTAAAGCAGATGTAGCGGCTACGCTTGATAAAGTAAAACTAACAGAAACTGCAGCAGGTTGACCCCAAGGACCTTCGCTCCACCCAGCTCGACCCCAGCCAGACATTTACTAAGCTATTCTTATAATAGCAGTAGAAGCTGCTTTAGCAGGAAATACAATTGTGAAGTCTCCAGCTGTTGAAGTTTTATCGCCTCCAAAATCTATAGTAGCTACTGATTTATCGCTATTGGTATCGTTATAAATCATACAACCTCTGGCTGTTATAGTAGCTGTGCTAAAAGTTAAATCAGAAAAATCTGTAACTGCTGTAGTACCAGTAGCTGTTGGAGTAACATTTGTTAGAGCTGCTCCGCCTGAACTATAATTAGTTCCAGATACTTGTTGAGATGTCGTAAAAGAAGTTGTAGTAGCTCCTAAAGTAGCACTACTTGTATATAAAGCTAATTTAAAAGAATTACCACCTGAACTAAAATTATGTGTACCTTTCAAAAGGTCTACTTTAAAACTTGTTGTTAGAGTTGATGTAATTGCCATTTTTATATCCTTTTAATAATTTTTGCTAAATCTTCTCCATCATTTTTAATTAATTCTTGAATAAGAGTAGCTTTATAAGATTTTAAAGCATTTTTTATGTAAATCAAACAAACTTTGTAAATTAAATCTTTATAAGCTTTAGCTTGTTCTTGTACATGAGGATCTGCATCTTTTGAATAGCCGCATATTTTATCTACCAATTGTTCTGCCCAAAACTCGGGAGAATGTCCGCCAAATTTGGTTGTCGAAACTTCTACCATTCCTAACTCAGGCACTCCATCTGGAGTAATTTTAATAACCATAATTATTCATCTAGTATTTTAACTTCATCTTCTGTTTCTATTACTACTCTAGCTCCACAAGGCAAAATAGGCTTGTCGTTACCTCCGTATCTCACTACAGAATTACCTAGTATTTCTACAGCATGACAATAAGTATTAGTTTTACCTTTTTTTACAGTAATAACAGGCTCATTAGTTTTATTTTTTAAATTAGCTTTAATTTTGTGTTGATTTACATGAATATAAGTTTTTACCATTTTTTAGGTTCTCCTACTACTAAAGGGTCATTTCTATCTACCATAATTTTTTTATAATTTGGTTGCGGAGTTTTTTCCATAAATTCGCTTTTTTTCATACACTTTAAATTTTTTTCATCATCTAGCACAACTACTAAAGGATCTTTTAATCTATGATACCCGTAAAGTTTATCTTCTGCATTTTCATTGGTGTCTAACAAAGCAGAGCTTTTTGCTATCTCTATTTGTATATTTTTGTGCATACATTTATCTAGCCAAAATTCTACACAACCTCTACCAGCTTCAGCAAAATGCAAATTACCTTTGTAACTAAAATCTATACCAAACAAGCTAATAGCACCTACTTCTTGCCAAAATCCATAAGCAATAGCATAAGCAACTGTATTGTTTAGATAATAACAATGAGATTCTTCAACAATTTCGGTTATAGGGTAGTCAACTACACCAGGACATCTATCATCTGTTTCACAAGAATATATAGGACCTTTGTGAGTTGTTAAAAGCTTTCTCATACTTGCGGTTTGGCCGCCAGCATCATCACTATCTAAAAATCTAGCTGGTGGGTCCATCATAAAAACCCGATCATGAAAAATAACTGAAGCTACAGAGTTTATCGCCCAAACTTCATCAAAATGTTGCCCATGTGATTTTGCTAAATTGTAATCGTGCCAGCTTTGACCCATGCCTACTATAGCAATAGTTTTCCCTTTAAGAGATATATCTTTAGCCATAATCTGCCTCCTATGTGACAGAGCTTCGGATAGAATCGTATCTAAATTCGTCTTTTCTTCCTCTTGCTTCTGCTCTATTTTTTAATCTTGACATTTCTAAAGTAAATCTTTCGTCATACTTTTGTAGCAAATCTGCTTCACCTTTCATAAAAGTGTAAGCTTCGACCAAACAGCCGTACAATAAGCCATTCCTGGCGTTATTTGAGATCCATGTGCCTGTGGTATCTGTTACTAGACTGTTTGGCTTATAAAGGTACTGCAATTCGGCTGTATAGCCAGTATCAGGTACTGGTGCAACTACCAAAGTAGAGCCGTTGTTTGATGCAGTAGATAAATCTTTGTCATGATCAGCATAATATAAAGGTAAACCTCTAGCTGTAGTGTCGCTTATATCTGGTGTGTATTCTTGCATAAAAGTATTGTGTTTTTTAAGCAAATAATGGTAATCGTTATTACCATCTATAACTGCCAATGAGAAACTTAGAATGTAATCAGTAGGTGCTGTAAGAAACCTATTGCCAGCAGTAAATACACCTTGAACACTTTTTCTAAAATAATCAAATTGTATCAATTCAAATATTCTTTCTTCAGTAGTTTTTATAATATCATCTAAACTACTTACAAAAGTAGTTTCATCATTTTCTACATAATTTTGAATTAAAGTTTTTAGTTCAGCTAATGTCATATTGTAATTGTAACATCTCCTAAAGAAAGTGTTAGTTCGTTTCCAGCTATCGAAGAGCCAATACCATCTTTATTAGTGAAAACTCTACCAAAATTTACTTCAAAATCAGTATTTGGTCTAGGGTTTGTCAAAGCTTCGCCATCAGTAGGATGTCTTTTAGGATCAATTTGTGGGTGTTTGGAGTTCCATTGGTCAGGCCCAACTAACAAACCATCCCAAGTTTTTTTCATATCTTTTAACTTGTAACGAAACCCACTTATGTCACAAATGCCGTATGCGTATTTACCTGTTGCTTTTGCCATTAGTAAGTTGAAATAGATGGTCTGATTCTAAATGAGGCTTTATCTTCGTCTTGATCAGCTGCTCTTCTAAATTCTTCTTCGTAAATAGCTTTTAATTGTGCCGTTTTATCTGGCGATCTTTTCATGCTTAAGTAATAAGCCAGACCTGCTGCAAAACAAGGGTAAAACCTAAAAGGCATATCCATTGTATCTATAGAATTATCTGCATCATCCATTCTTACTAATTTATTAAAAACTAAAATATCAGTAGAATTTTCTGGTGCTGGCCATACTTTTAAAACAGGTGTGTTTAATTTATCTAGAAAAAATTGTGTTGGTCTAGCTTTTGTAGCTTTGTTAGGTATATTTAGATACTCACTACGACTTACTCTATCCATACCTATATCAGTTTGCACTTGATTTGTTGTTCTTCTTATCACAACATCAAGAATATCTATAATGTTAGCATTCAAACTATAATCAGTTGTGCCTTCAGTAACAGTTTGAGTAGCTTGTTCTATAGTCCATTGATTTAAACCTCTGTTAGCCCATTCAGCTAACATAAGATTTATTGATCTTTTTGCTGTTTTTAAATCGTAACCTGTTCTTAACTCAACACCACATCTTTCAAAAGCTTCTTCTATAAACTCTGTTACATTAGGTTCAAAATTTGTACTGCCTGATAATGCCATTATTCTTCATATAAATTGTTAAATGTGATGGATGGATCTAAATAACTTTCATGACCTTCAGCAGAATGTGTCCATTGAGAAGGTTTGAAGTCAGGAGGTCCTTCACCAGTAACCCACAAAGCAGGACTTGTAGCTCTTACTCTGTTGTTTGGCAAAGCAACTAAGTTGCCTTTCCATTCACAATCTTCAGTTATATATAATACATGAGATTGTTTATGTTGTGCAGAATCATCTGCAATATCTGAATCTGTATAGTCAACTGTAAAAAGATATTTGCCTTGATAAAAACCACCATCTATTTTACATATCCAAGGAGATGAACTAACTCTATCTAAAACTGTCACTACATGATTTCTAGATTCACAATCCCAAGGTTGAGCTATGTGATCTTCCATAGGTGTTGGAAAATCATCCATAGGTATATCGGCTACCAGTGCTTGTAAAGGCATTCTGGCCCACATAGCACCACCATGTACGTTTTCTTCATCATTATCTTCACAATCGCTTTCGCATCCAGTAAAAACTACTTGAAAGCTTAGTGACCTATCTGGAATTGTATTTACAGCTATGACTAAACAATGCAAATATTCGTCATGATATTTTTCATGATTGTGTGTAAATTCTCTTCTCACCCAACACTTAAAGTGTGGTACGTTGCTTATTAAGTAAGCCAACTATTTTTTCTTTGAATTTTTTAGGACAGAGCCACCTTTTGATTTTCTTATCATAGATCCGCCTTTAGATTTTTTAATCATACTTCCCCCTTTTGATTTTTTCATAAGATTACCGCCTTTCGACATTTTTCTTATGGAACCACCTTTTGACTTTTTCATGAGATTGCCGCCTTTAGACATCTTACGAATAGAACCGCCTTTAGATTTTTTAAGCATACTACCGCCTTTAGACATCTTTCTTATAGAGCCGCCTTTAGACTTTTTTATTACTGAAAATCCTTTTGTATTTTTATACATAATAACCTCTTACGAGATGGTAGTTACTTTTTTTCTATCAGGCATAATGTTACCACAACCTTTAGCAACGAAACCACCGTTTTTCATTTGTAGTTTATTTTGTTTAGCCATAGATTTTTCTATAGCCAAACCCCTTTTTTTCTCGTATTTACTTAGAGAACCGTCTTTATCAAGATCGGCTTTACCTGGATTGTTAAGTTTCACAAAACCTCCGTTACTTAATTTATTTGATACATTTATTGGTTTACCTTTTCTATCTTTGTTTGGGTCTTTTGCTCTTTTTCTAGCAACTAACTTAGCTCTTTCTGCCTTTGATAAACTTTCAGCTTTACTTCTTGGCAAACATTTAGGTTTGCCTTCAGCTTCTTTTCTACTACCGCAAGACCCTAAAATAGCACCATCTGATCCTATTCTAACCCAATCTTGATCTAACCAGCTTTGTAGTTGTCCTTTCGCCATTTTATCTTGTTTTTTCTTTTAGAACTGCACCTTGCCCTCTAATAGAAACAAAGCCACCATTTCTTTTTTTTGATTTTTTAGCATAATTTGGGTCTTTACAATATTTAGAAGCAGCTAAATTTGCATAAGCTGAAGGGTAAACATCAAATGTTCTTTTTGCCCAAGCTTTACCTTCAGGACATATTTTGCCTTTTGATTTAGGTTTAGCCATTTAACAATCCCAATCCTTTCTTGCCCAATAATTAGCACTGCATCTGTCGGTAGTGCCTTTCATGCCTGCGCTTCTAGCACAATAAGATTTCTTTCTAGCTTTATCATTTTTGTGCATACCTAAATTTGCGTCTCCAAAAGTTATTCTTTTTACTCTTTTACTTTCGCTGCTGCATCCCATAACAAAAACTACTTTACGTTTTTTGCCATAACCAGGCTCGCCAGCTCGAATAGCTCTTGGTTTGTTGAGAGTTACTTTTTTCCCTTTGTATTCAGCCATTAAAAGTTTTTATTTAATACTAATATAATAGAGTAAGCATCCCCACTGGAATGTCCTACCGTAGTAAAATCAATATCTCCTGTAACTCCAGAGCCAGCATTGTTTGGTATGCCAGTAAATAAATCATAGTATTCATCTCCTGTACTATCTGCTGGTAAGGGTATAGCTAAAACATTAGTAGAAGCGTCAAATTCAACATCTACTCCCATTCCTCTAGTTGCCCAATAAATCCTAGATATAGAAACACTTGTACAAGCGTTACCATTTGCATCAGCAGCTAAAGCTGAAACGTCTACTTTCTTTACAGATGCTTCACCTGTACCGTCAGATTCATTAGTAAACTTCAAAACGGCAGTTTTACCACCGTCTTGAATAGTTTGACTTGTTACTACATCAGCCATAATTTACTCCTTACGCTATTTGAACGTATTCAATAATAAACGTAAATTCACCAGCAGTTGTTGCATCTACTGTATTAGTAATATTACAGAAAATTGTTCTTTCTGCAGATGTGTACTGAACGGAAGCTGGTGCTGTAGTTGCGTCTTGTGTTTGTAGCACAAGTGAAGTTACAGTAACATTTCCAACTACTACTGTAGTACCGCCATCTAATATTTCATCAGTTTGGGCTGCAACAATTTGTGCGCCTGAACTAGTTGTACCTACTTCATAACCAATATCACCAGTACCTATTACAGGTGCTGTATTACAAAATATTTTAATATCAGTAATGATTGTGTTAGCTGGTTGCGTAAACTGGCCTATAGCAGGTGAATCACCCGCAGTTGTGTTTACAGTAACTCCAGTTGCAAAACCAACGTGCTTTACAAATTTATTTGTAACAATACCCGTTGATGCAATATTTACAACATCAGTTTCTGCTCCTGTTGTTGCATTTTTTGATATGACCTTAAACCCATTTTCGGATCTGACTGGTCCACTAAAAGTCGAATTTGCCATAATTTCCTCCGTTGGAAATCGTCTTTATCATCTCGGCTTGTCTGCTAGGTCAGTTGATAAAGATATTAAAATTACCCTAGAGTTAAAATATTACTATACTGCTTCTTGCGTAGCAATAGGTAGTTTTTCTTTTGCTTTGAGAACTAATTGATGGGCTTCAAAAAGAGCTTCATAAGACTCTTTAATAGCTGGATCTTTACCATAAAGGTTAGTTAAGTCTTCTGAAATCATTTCAATTAAGCATCTAGTTGTTATTAGTCTTCCCCTCATATCTTCAAGTTTATTTTCCATAGTCATTTCCCTGTATCTGCGTTTTTGTTTGATGTCAAATTTAAGCCAATTTTGAATATTTATTAGCTTTTTTTGAGTTTCTGTATATTGACACCAATCACGAATCTGTTCAACAGATCTTCCGCATCCTTGGCAAATTTTATCAAATGGAATTACCGAAGTGGTACAACTACCTATACAAGGCGTTTCAGATAGGCTATTTGGTTCGTGTAACCTCATATTTATATCCTTAGTTACAGGCAGTATATTATAAGTTACAGAAAAAAGAAAGGGGTCCGAAGACCCCTCTCTGAGATGTTATGAATTAAGCTCCCTGAGAACCGTCAACACATCTCCAGTTAGAGAATCCAAATGAATATCTCTCTCTGGCTTTGTATCTCATGTTTCCAGTGTCAAAATCCCCTTCTAAAGAAGTTTGCATTGGTGATCTAACAAACATTTTAAAACCATCAGGTACATCAGTTTTTAAGAAGTAAGCATCCGAATCAGTTAAGTAGTGATTTACTACATAACCTTGAGGAAGCATTCCTTGATTTCTAACTGAGTTGATGTCGTTGTCAGAAGTTCCTACTCTACCAGGAGTATTCATTAATCTATCAGCCACAAATTGAAGTTGTGGTGGAACGATTAATTTAGTTCCTTGTAAAGCAATTGCAAGTCCACGATCATCTGTCTGAGTAGAGATTCTAATTAGTGCATCTTCTAATGAAGTTTCATTAAGATCTGCAAAAGTAGTAGCTCTATTCTGAGCAGTTCCTGAAGATAATGGGTGATCAGTAGCGATTAAAGGCTTACCATCTCCACCATTAAAGCTTGTAGAAAAAGCGTTATTTAGAATATTAGCCGCTTTGATCTGCTTAGTGTTAGCCATACTTCTAGCAAGTGCTTTAGTATATCTAGAACCAAGACGGTCATAGAGGTTATCTTCTACTGCTTCTTCTGTTAAAGCAAAAGCAAGAGCTACGGTTTCGTGTTCATAACGAGCCGTAAATCCTTCTGTTGCATTATCAAAGCTTACTCCAGCTCCTTCAGCTTTCGTAGGTGCATTACCAAAACCAACGATCATTACTTCTTCTTCAAAAGCTCGGTCTGAACTTTGCTCTTCAAAGATTTCTGCGTGTTCGTTGTCATATCTGCTGTACTCCATACCAAAAAGGGCATTTAGTCCAGGCTCTAACTCTTTAGCGAGTTGCGCTCTATTTATAGCCATGATTAAACTCCTGTAGTAGTAGTGTATTGGTGTTCGTTAATTTTAACGATCACGTTTACGTTAGCAGAACCCCTTTCGTTGTTTTCAGGATCTCTAGAAAAGCCTATGATTCTGAAATTTTCAGCAGCAGATGTTGCTCCTGAATCAACTTCAGCTTTTGATTGGCCAGTAATAGTAGAACCAGCTGTGTAAGCTAAATCTACATTAGCGCCAACAGCAGCTAAAGCAAGGGAACCAGTACATTGTACTTCGTAGAGATTGTTTGGATCATCTTCTACTAAAGCAGTTATAGTACTTGTTGAAGTTTGACCAGTCGGGAAAAACGATTTAAAAGTCACGTTACCCGCAGAGTCGCTAAATTGACACCCTCTAAAAATTCCTAAGATTGGTTGCTCACTTGCCGCATCATGGACAAGAATAGTACCAGCCGCAGTCATTCTTACAGGATCTCCTGAGAAAATACTTCCAGTTGCGCCTGAAGCAATTTCGTATTCGGTAGTTCCGTTGTTTTGAACACTCGAACCTAATTTGCCTACAAGCTTAAAACCGAAAGGTGCATCTTTATTAGCCATTTTATTTCCTTTATTTTAAGTTTGTGTTAAGTGTCACTCCCTATTGCCACCGCCAAAAGTTACGCTTGAAGTCCTTCTCGGTCTTTCGATTGGAGAACGACTATCAGATTCCTTCATAAGATCATTATCGACAGCAGATTGCATTTCTGCAGCTCTTTTATTGAAATAATCATTTCTTTCCTGTCTTGTCTCTAAAGGTATCTTAGCTAACAACAACCCTCCTACTGATACAACACCTGCGTGTTTTCCGTCTTGAATAGATGGTAACTGAAAATCTCCTATCTCTTCTGAACGAACAAGCTCAAAGCCTTCTCTCAGACGAGACATAATATTTTTGTTATCAGGACTATTTAAGACCTCTGCACGAATCCATCTGTAGGCATAACCTTCAGGTGGTTCTGGCGTTTCTAACATTGTTGGTGGTTGCCAAGGTTTGCGAGATTCTTGGGACTCTCGAGTGTCCGCAGAACGATCAGTTCTGTTATTAAAATTCTGTTCAACATCCTTCTCTATTTTTGTTTTTTTATTTGTCATTTAGTTTACCTTTTTACAAATTTTGCGTATTCAGTTAATGGTACATTTAATCTTTTTGCCATTTGGACTTCTGATGGAGATAATTTTACTTGTCTCTTACCAGATACACTTGAGTCCGCTCTAGCAGCAGATGCCACTCGCTGTTGTGGTTTTTCCGTTGTGTTTGAATTTTCTTCAAACTTATGTGGAAACTCCATTCTCATACGTTTGTTAACCTCAGTATAATACTCATCTGAGGTAGGATCAAACCCTTCTTGCTTTAATTGTTTATCAATTGTAAAAGCACCCATAGTCATAATTTGATCATTTCCAAACCATTCATTTTGATCTGCCCAAGTTTGAGCTTTTGGATCAATTTGTTTAGGTGCTGAATTAGTTGCAACATCTAAATTATTTTGAAAGTTTTGCTCTTCTTTTTGTGCGTTTTGATATTCTAATTCTTTTTTTTGAGTATCTATTTTGTTTTCTTCAACAGCTATTTTTGCCAAAATATCTGTAGCTTTTGCAACTTTTTCAAAATCTTGATTTACTTGTGCTTCTGTTAAAGCTTTAGTAGCTTGTACTCTTTGAGAATTCAATCGGCTTTCTGCTTCAGTCAAATAATTTTTTTCTGTAACTTCTTTAGAGCCTCTTAACTTTTTATTTTCTTCTTGAATTTGTTGTGCATAATTCAAAGCAGAATCTTTTGCTCTTTCTTCTTCACGAAGTTTTCTGGTCAAATTATTTATTCTTTTTTGTACTTTAGAAGAATATTCTTCTAACTCTTCTTCTTCGCCAACAGATTCTGTAGCGGTTTGTTCTACCTTATTTTCTTCTGTCGCTATAGCTTCAGCATTTTCAACTTCTTCTGTTGTTGGTGTTGGAGTATCAAGTTCTACTACTTCAACTCCCTCTACCTCTTCTACTATCTGCTCTTTCGCTTCTTCGTTCATATTTACTCCTATACTGCAATAATATCGTTTGGATCTTTTATAGTGGCTAAGACTTCATCATCATTGATAAGACGACACTCAGCATCATCTCCTAATTTAAATCTTGCACCAGCATATCTGCCAATCAATACCCATTGTTTTTCTTGACACCAAGGGGTGTCGCCAAACTTTTTAGAATCGTTATAACAACCGTCTCCCATTTTTACTACATAAGCACAAACGGAGGCTAAAGTTTCTCTTTCTATATGACTTTTTACTAAATGAATTCCACCAGAAGACACGCCTGTACCAGCGTAAGGTAAAACTAATATTCTATAACCTTGAGGTTGTGGCATTCGATCAATTAAAGTTTGATCTAATAAGGTTGGATCTAGAACTCTTTTTTCTTCTGACACATAAGTTTCATCCAAAGCTTCGCCAGTTTCTTTATTTTGTTCCTCTATTTCTTTCGCTATATGGTCAGGGACCATTACTTGATTTTTCGTCTTCATCAATATATTTACCTAGCAGTTCTCTAAATATATTTTCTGCGTCAGCCAGAGAACTGTAACGGCCTCGCAAAAATTCGTATTGATCCATGCCCTTTACTCCAGCCAACATTTGATCAACTACGTCTTGTCTTCTATCTTCAAGAGCTTTTATATATTTGTCTCTTAAATTGATAGCCGACATTAACTAACGCCAGAAAACTTAGTACCGAACTCAGCGATACCAACTCCTCTCGCTTTTCCTTTGCCCATACCTGGAGTAGGTTTGGTATTAACTGCAACGCTTTTTACGTCTTTAGTTTTTACTGTACCTTTTCCTTGATAAGTGAATTTGTTTTTATTCATGTGGGTATAATCGACTAAATTGAAAAAATTTGCAAGTTATTTTA